CTTTGGGACGTTCACGCATGGCCCCAGGCGATTTAATAGTCGTTTGGTTCATGTATCACTGTGGTGCACAGCCCCCCCTCCTGATCTTCTGAGGATGATAATATCGCCTCGATTATTGGGCAACCCCAGATAACAAGGCTTGAGTTCGCTCTGGCCTAATGTAGACCTGAGGTGGTGCATCTAATGCTGGTGAAGTCCAGCCTGGTAAGAAGTTCTAGAGCAGCAAGCCTAACGATCCTTGTCATACTAGTCCTTTGGTTTCCAGAAGTCTTTTACCACTACGAATGTCATCATTATTTATAATGAAATCTACTCGCAATGTTGGGACTTTAACGAGCAATACACGATGGATCCGTCAACGAGAGTTGCGGGCCTTCATGATATTGCCAGTCTGGCTGATGGGACTTCGTAAGTTATGGAACGGATGCTACCAACCACTGCATGACGACATTCTTCGTCTGTGGAAGAGTAATGGGCCCCTCTGGGTGTCCCAATATCTTTCTCAGGTGAGTCGTGTTATCTTGCTGTGGATGGGGAAAATGCCCTACAAGTGTCAGGATGGCATTGTACGGGTGGCAACTACTCGTTCGGGGTTACCCACGATTTTACCAGCGGAGCTTCGCAAGATCTTTCACCTCTTATGGGGTCCGGATCAAGCTTATGCTCTAAAGGTTATTCGTGTGACGTTGACCTTACTATCGGTCTTCCGTGTCATTGGCTGTGTTCCAATGCTTAAGATAGAGACCATTACTGGCCTCTTCTCAGGTATGAACACCTCTCTGCCCGTATGGGAGATGAGTCAAGCCGTTGGCTGGTTACCACGCTCATTGCTCATGGGTCGTCTGTCTTGGACATATATGTCCGAGTCAGCCGGCCCCAATTTCAAGCGGTCCTCTTGGTCTTCCGGGTTAGATGCGATGGCATATCTAAAGAATCCACTCGTGTGGTATCATTGGATTGTCGTTGCATGGCACCAGGGAGCCTATAAGATAATCACTTGGAACATTGTGTGCGTCATCGTAACTCTTCCTCTAGCTCCGATCTTGATGATCGCTGGACGATATCCGAAGTACCTCGGTCGTCTCGTTACTCTGTTTGAAGCACGGGGTAAGGTTCGAGTGGTCGCAATCACCGATTGGTGGACTCAGATAATTCTGGATCCACTTCATCGAGGGATTTTCGACATCTTGAGAACCATCCATGAGGATGGAACTTTCGATCAACTCGCTCCTGTCAACCGGCTTATAGCATATGTACGAGCGACTGGGGCTCCGGTATTTTCCTATGACCTCTCTGCCGCAACGGATAGATTCCCAATTCAGTTCCAGGTTGAAGTCCTCAAACTCTTAGGAGTTAGATGGGCTGATTCCTGGTCTAAATTGTTGGTGTCTCGACCCTGGTATCTTAAGGGTAGTGCTGTGTACTATGCCGTGGGACAGCCTATAGGTGCATTGTCATCTTGGGCTATGCTTGCAATCTCACACCACATTGTGGTGCAGATTGCTGCTAGTAGAGCTGGCTGGACGGAATGGTTTCCGCATTATGCACTCCTCGGCGATGATATTATTATTGCTGATCAAGGGGTGGCGGCTGCTTACCGTAACATTATGCATTCATTGGGTGTCCAAATCAACATCTCGAAAAGTTTCGAAATGGAGACAGGACTCCTAGAGTTTGCAAAACGTTGGATTCATCCCTTCTTAGGTGACATTTCTCCAATGTCTCCAGGATTAATCCTCGGCTCAACACGAAATCCACGAATATTAGCAACACTATTCCGAGATAGTCTCGGAAGAGGTTTCACCTTTTCCACGCGCGTTTGGGGAGATCTGATTCGGTACCTAGCTATGTTTCGAAGCCCATCTTGGGCTTTTAACCAGCTAGGTCCGATTCTTTCATCCATTTTCGGACCTACAGGGGGATTATGGGATAGCGCCAGTGGGCCTTGGTTCAAGGCTGCCTGGATCGGCTTATTCCCATCCCTGGGTACGAATAAACTTGAAGATTACGTGCGAATACTATTCACAGTAATTTCCGAGTCTCAGAGTCCCCCTCCTTCGGAGGAGGACTTGAAGAACCAACTCGTTTCCAACTTTTGGAAGCGAACGGCTTTATTCGGGTCTGGATGATTTTGGGGGTGGATCTCGGCACCCTTGTTGATTATTTCACCGGCTTTCTGGGTCTATTACGACCAGGCGACCAAGGCTCGGGGTCCAATTATGGAGTTCCTTACGAAGCGGAATCTACTTATCCGTTCATTATGGGACTTCAATAGTTGGATATATCCCCCGGGGACGGGAATACTTTTCAAGCAAAATGCTTTAAAAGACCTTGTGGAATCAACCTTTGATCCCGGCCTTCTAGAGTGGGACCGTCTTCAGGCAGAGAAGATAATTAAGGCTCATCTTGGTCTATTTACTGTGATCGAAAAGGAAATCTTCGGTCGCGAGTATGTAGCACAGATGAAACTTATATATTCTTCTCCACCGTCGCCTCTCCCGGTAGTTAAACCTATTTTCTTGTGTATTCCTCCATCTCGAGCGTTAGTCCAATTAGGATATTGGGGATACCGTCCTGGAAATAAATTCCAGGTTCGGATCCTAGATATCCCTCAGACAGGCGCGCCTTCTAGCGGTTAGCTAGATTCTTCACAGAATCGGTG